TAGATTGTTTTGACCTTCTACTTGTACGAAGAAATCGTTAGTTGCAATAATTCCTATGTAATCTAATCGTGTTGATGGAGCCTCATTGGACTGGCGAGTAAATGATGCGCCAGGTGCAGCGACAAATGCTGCGTTTGAACGAATATCAAGACGAGCAACCGCTAAGCAATTAGCATCTGCAAGGGTTACTGGACCAGCAACATTTGAGGTTGTAGTAAGTGATGCAGTTGTTGCAGTTGTAATACCTGCTAGCGCATCAGGAGCCAATGGATCTAAGTCAACTGATAGAACAACAAAGACTTCTCTATCAAGAGGAGATAGATTTAGATCTACTTGTGTTTGTGTTGCTGTGTTTGCTGCTGATTCAGTCACATTGAATCCAATTGCGACTACGCTAGATGTTGCTTTCAATCCTGTTGGCATAACGTTCGCCACACCAAGACAGTGTATAAATTACACCGTCCCCTACACTGGTGGCATATCTTCGCGAGCGAAGCGAGTCCCGGGGGCTGGACTCACCCCGCCCATACCACCCTATTACTATACATGGACTATAATGTCCATAGTAACAAAAGTACACTTACTACCCCCCACCTATCGAAATATACATACGTACGTATGATTTCGGACTAAATATGAGGCCAATAACAATCTCTCTCGATGAAGAAACCTTCAGGTTAGCTAAGAATAAGAATAATTTCAGTGATTGGGTGCGAAATCAGTTACGTTCTGAACGTAATAAACGTGAATATGGTGAATCCTTTGAACAAATGAAAGCCGAAAGAATGCAAAAAGTCGAAGGTTTAACCCAATTAAGCAGCGCAGAACTACTTTGGAATTTAGAACAACGTAGTGATGCTGAAATTACCGCCCTCGTGTCCATCTTACGAGGCTCATTGCCTCAGCAATAGCCACAGCAGCATAGTATCGTGCAGGGTTTTTGACCAAGTTACGTGGATCTCTAACTATTTTGTTAGCATCACGCATTAAGTTCGTGTCCGATCTAAACGAAGTGCCGTTATCACGTATGTCAATATCGTGTCTTTTACACGCACAATCCAAATCATCAGTACAAGGAACAAGTCTGTCCCCCCTGGTTAACGTAGATTCGGGTTTAGATTGGTTTGCCGTCCACCCCGGACCGCACCATTTGCCCCATAACCTGGTCATTTCTTCTTCATCACCTTACGTGTTGCAGTGTGAGCGCGCTTCATCAACTTAGTAACTGGTGTGCGCGGATGTTTTTTCTTCAGTTTCTTTAATTGAATACCAAATTCTCTTTGATATTTTGAAACCTTACGTTTCTTTTTAACTGGTAATACATTTTGTCTTTCAAATTGTCTTGACAAAGTAAACGCTTCATTTCTTGTATCGCCAAATCCTTCATCGACACGTCCAATTTCTCCAGTAATTGGATCCATTCCTACAGTCGGACTGTTAATTAAATTCTTTAATCGTTCATCGATGATGATATCTGGATTGTTAATTACTTCTGCTAATGCTTCTGCTGGTGTTACCATTGTTGTCACTTCTCCTCTTGAACCTCTAGAACCACCTGAACCAGGTCTAGTTCGAGATGAACTAGCCCCTTCTTTCCTCCTGGTTATTCTAGAAGTTGGAATTTGTTGTGGATCTCGAGTTGTTGGTGCATTTCCAAATAGATTGTCTTCAATCTGTTCTGTAATTGTACGTCCTTCGACGTCTCCACCCCTACTAACAGGTAATACACTACGTATTTTACGTTCCGTATCTACTGCGGATTCTTCAACGCGACGTAGGATATCTTTGAAAGATACCATCCAGTGTCACCTTCAAGCACTCAAAACTTCGCTCTGTACTAGGGCAGCAAAGACATCTGCGCTAGCTCTTGCACGGTATCCATATAGTTTACCAGAGCAAGCCTTGACGCCTAGATTGTTTTGACCTTCTACTTGTACGAAGAAATCGTTAGTTGCAATAATTCCTATGTAATCTAATCGTGTTGATGGAGCCTCATTGGACTGGCGAGTAAATGATGCGCCAGGTGCAGCGACAAAT